GAATAATAAGACTTGGAAGATGAAAAGTGTTTTAGGGAAGAATAAAGGTAAAACATTCAATACCCCTCCATTTTTAGTTAAAAAGGCATAAGCTATGACATTAGAAGAAATTTTAAACCCTCCACCCAAAACTACTTATTCATTATTTGCAACTCATGATGGGGATTATTGGTTCCAACTTGGTAAAAGTTTACCAAGTAAAAAATTAGTATTAGCTGCTTTGAGGAAAGAAGCATACCCATCTGATCTTGAGGAATTTAAAGGATTATTTTGGAGAGAGGAAGAAAATATTTGTGATATTAATATTATTAAATTTAATGAGTTATGAGTTGTTTACGTTACGTTTGTGCGGACCTACACCTAGGTCATAAAAATAATTGCTTACGTAGAGGTTTCACCTCTATTGAAGAACATGATGGAATGATTATTGAAAGATGGAATTCTGTAGTTAATAAAAATGACATTGTTTATATCTTAGGAGATTTAACTATGGAAACTAAAAGACATTACCATTTATTAGATCGTTTGAATGGATTAAAATATGTGGCTCTTGGTAACCATGAAAGAAGACAAGATATTACATCATTACTTGAGCATATAAACGGAATAGCTACGTGTTTTGAGTGGAAAAACGCGATATTAACTCACATCCCCATCCATCCACGCGAGATAGGAAGGTTCCGCCGTAATATACACGGACATTTACATACCAGTATTGTAACTAAAAGAGTTGGAAGGTATGTAGTTCCTGATAGTAGATATATTTGTGTGTCAATGGAACAAATTAATTATACACCTATTTTATTAAGTTCAATATTGGACTAGTAATGAATTTTCATTATATTTATATAATGTATGGGATTAAACTATGAAAAAGTATTTCAATTATTCTCTTTAGAGAATACAGGTGTTTCTGACGAGATTTCATATGATGATCTTACTAACCATCCCATCTATTGGATTGGTATGTATAAAAAAATAGTTATTAATCAACCAAATGTTGAGGAATGGGTTAATAAATCTCTTAAAGAGCTGAAAGGGATGTCATTAAGTCATGAAGACCTGATCAAGGCAAACAAATTCATTAATTATAATAAAGCTTATAATTATCTTTTGAATTTTGATATCGAGAATAAAGAAAATCATAAATTATTAGAAAAATATGTTAATGATGAGTTACTGAATTCATTACATATGGGTATTAAGTATTTTGAGGCTAGTACTGAATATGAAAAATGTGCATTTATTAAGAAAGTATATGATTTATCTATGAGTTTCCAAAGTAACTAGGATACGCAAGTTTTTCTATATAACTTCTCATCAAATAATTAATAAGAAAAATATGCAAAATAGAAATTTACTAATTAACAAAATTGAAACCTTAGAGGGGAAAATGAAAATTTTGAAAAACAAAATCAATACTTCCAGACCAATTTCAGAATTCTTAAACGAAATAAATAAATCAGAGGATACTATTGAAGAAATTAAGACAATGATAAATAGAGAGCCTAGAACAGCTAACGAACAAAATTACTTAGGATAATAGGAAATAAAACATATATTATGGCGAACAATCTAAACAAGTTTACACCTGAAGAGTTAATGGCTAATATGGAGGTATTTTATAATCTTATAAAGACATATATTCAGGAGCCACGACGTTCTAAATTACTAGAATTTTACAAAAAACACGAAGATGAATTGGTATTAATGCCAGCATCTCATAAAACTGCATTTCATAGTGCATTTCCAGGCGGGTATATATCTCATGTTAATAGAGTAGTCCAAGCATCCTTAAGAATAAACTCAGTATGGAAGGAGTTTGGAGTTGATACATCAACATATTCTATAGAGGAACTTGTTTTCTCAGCAATTAATCATGACCTTGGGAAAATGGGTGATGGTACTAACTATAACTACACATTATCAACAGATAATTGGAGAATAAAGAATATGGGGGAAATATACGAACATAATGAAGCAATTGGTTTTATGAAAGTTCCAGATCGTTCACTATTTTTATTAGCTAATGCAGGAATAGAAGTATCTGAAAATGAGTGGGTAGCTATTCAAACTCACGATGGGTTATATGATGAAGGTAATGTAGCTTATTTAAAAGCATACTCAAATGCTTGTAGACCAAGAACTTCCATCCCATTTATATTACATCAGGGAGATATGTTAGCAGCAAGAGTAGAGTGGGAAAGTGATAATTTAGAACAATTCAAAACACAATCAACAAAAATTACTAAACCTACACCAAAAAAGGAGAATAAACCAAAAGTCAATAATGACTTATTAGATATGTTAAACCAATTATGATAATTCCACTAACTATAACATCAGTAGTATTATTTCTTATAACTTGTACTTTATTATATACAACTAGAAATCTCCTCAGAAAACAGGAGAGGGCTGAAGATATTGTAAGTGGGTATTTACAGTATTTAGATTCATTGTCTAGGGTGATAGAAATTACAGATGAAAAATTAAAAGATTCAACTTTGAAGGAAGCATTTGAATCAGATGATGATATAGGTTTCTTCTTCAAACAAATTAAAAGTATTCAAGAAATCTTAAATGATTTCATATTAAAAGAAGATAAAGGAGATAAAGATAATGGATAGAATAATAGAAAAACACAGAAAGAAAAGACAAAAGAGAGATTACTTTGATCAAGAAACAGAGGATGCTATTATACTTTACAACAATACAGAAAATCCCGATAAGAGGAGTAGAATATATGAAAAGAGCATTCATTATAGTTTATTTAAACTTACTCAAAACATAATTCACTCCTTCAAATTTTACCATACAGATGTCCAGAATTTAGAACATCTCCAACATGAAGTAATTATATTTTTACTTGACAGATTCCACTTATATGATCATAAGAAAAATGTCCAAGATAAATTAGTTAAAATTATAATTAAAGATTTCAATAAAGTATTTACTGGTGATTTTGTTGATTTTGTGGGTAAAAATACCCTAAAAGTAACCCAAATCCAGATTGATAGATTTATAGATGCATTAGAATTAACTAATGATGAAAAAGATATTCTTAAAAGGAAAATAACACCACCAAAAGCATTTTCATATTTTGGTACTATAACAAAAAGATACCTTATTACTTACAATAAAAATAATTATAGTAAAAAAGTTAAAAATACATCATTAGATTACATATCAGATAATACAGACAATGAAAATAATCAACACCAATCAATATTACATGATAATAAAATAATTGCTGATGAAGTTGATATTGATTTTAAAACACCACACATCAATAATGAAACTCCATTATATTATTTTATGGAAGATTACATTAAATATGTAGATGAGAATTTATATGAATTATTCCCCAAGGAATTAGATTGTAAAATTGCAGATGTAATATTATGTTTATTCAAACAAAGAAACAGTATTCAAATATTTAACAAAAAAGTATTATACTTAAATGTTAGAGAAAGGATTGATGTAAATGCTCCAAAAATCACAAAAATCACTAAAAAACTCTCCTCAATATTCACTAAAAGATATACGTTCTTCTTGGATAATGGTTACATTCCTAAGTAGAGTATATTTATAAATAAAATATGGGAGCGCTAGATGAAAAATTATTCGGAAAGAAAAAATTTTCCAATCTTCTTGAAGAGATATATAATAATCAAAAGAAGAAAGAAAAACAAATTGAAGGTCTAATAGAACAATTAAAACCATTAATTAAAGATATGGGAGATGCAACTGTCTTAGTTCCATTAATTAAAGAATATTTAGATTTAGGTATCAAAAATGATGATCAATTAATTAAAATGGCAACAATTCTCCAAAGAATATTTAATTCATCATCTTCTTCATCTAATAATGATGGATCAGGATTATCAGAATCAGAAAAGAAAGAATTATTGGAAGAAGTTGAAAGGTTAAACAATATAGAGTAATATGGCTTTAAAAAGACATAGTGGTGTAAGTTCTAAACAAACTACAAGTAAAAATCCAAACTCAAAAGACCAAATATTTAGTGCAAGAGTCCAATCAACTATATTAGATGACATTCAATATCCAGATCTATTTGAACAGTATGGAGGGTGGGCCTCTATAGGGGGAATTATGTTTAGGAATTTAAATTCTCCTGCACCATTTAAAGATTATTCAACTTCCAACTTCGCAAAACCCCTATTCCCTAATATAAAAACCCCACCTATAGAAAATGAGATTGTTTATATAATATCATTACCATCCCATAATCTTGAATCAAATATAAATGCTAATGAATATTATTATTTTCAACCTATAAACTTATGGAACAGTGTTCATCACAATGCTATACCTGACCCTTTAGGGAACAATATTACCCCAACAACTCAAAACCAAGACTACCAACAAACATCAGCAGGATCTACAAGAAGATCATCTGACGGGAATGAAGATATACCTTTGGGAGAAACATTTAAAGAAAAATCAAATATAAAATCATTATTACCTTTTGAAGGTGATGTTATATATGAGGGGAGATGGGGAAATTCAATTAGATTTGGTAGTACTATTAATAACAGTAATGTAATTAATAATTGGTCTAGTGGAGGTAAAAATGGGGATCCTATTATTATAATAAGAAATGGTCAATATGAGGATAATAAAGAATCATGGATACCCACTATAGAAGACATAAATAAAGATTTATCTAGTATTTGGCTCTGCTCTAACCAAATAATCCCTATCGAGTTAGCTAGTGAAGATTATAAATCATATGATGAATCTCCATCAAAATCCAACGAATATCAAGGGAAACAAGTAATAATAACATCAGGAAGAATATTATTTAACGCAAATGACGATCATATAATTTTTAGTTCGAAAAAAACTATAAATCTCAACTCACAAAAGACGGTTAATATTGATTCTAAAGAAGGAGTTATAATATCATCCAAATCAATACTACTAGGAGATAAAAATGCTACTGAATCATTGATATTAGGGGATAAATTTTTGTCTGATCTAAAGAAAGTTTTAAACCAGTTATTTATATTAAGTAATGTCCTCCCTACAGTTGGAACTGTAACTCCATTCACTCCTAATGTTGCAGTAGCCCAAGCATCAACCCAATTAGCTGCATTAGTGAAATCTATGTCTGGAAGGATAGAAACATTTAAATCAAAAACATCTAAAACTAAGTAATGGGATTAGAAAAAATAGTAATATCTATAGTAAAGAATGTAGTGACAAATGTTACTAATTTTGAATCAAATATAGATAAGATTCAATCTAAATTTAAAGACGGTTGTCCTACAAAAAAAGAAATTTTAAGTATAATTTCTTCAAAGAATAAAATATCAACGGCATTAACTCAACTCCAATCCCAACTATCATCATTAAATAAAACTAAAACAACACTAGACACTTCTAATAAGATATTCAAAGGCATAATTACAGTTGTAAAAAACATACCATCTCCTTCAGCAATAGCAGGAGTAGGAGTACCAATATCAGTAATAACTAATTTATCAAGTGTTTTAGATACTCTTGGAGATAAAGTAAAACAGGGTGAAGGTGTATCTAATATAATTCCAAGTGTTGTAGATTCATTAGAAACTAATATAGAAAATACTCAATCCAAATTAAATAAATTAAATGAATCTATATTGAAATGTCTTAAAAATGAATTGGATGTATTGTCAGAAAATGAAAAAAGTGAATTACTTAAAGAATTAAACATAGTTGTAGAAGATAAATCTAATTCAAATGATATATCTTTAGAAGACCAATTACAACCAGGTAGTGAAAATCCATTAAGTTATAATGGTTTTGTATTAACTATAGAATTTGATCCTTCTAATGAATTCCCATTCCCTAGAAGGAGAATAAGAGCATTAAAGGATAAATTTGCAATTATAGGAGATTTATCATATAGTGCATCAGCTCAAATATTGATTGATGAAATAAAATTTAAAATCAACAACTTATAAAAAATTAATGAACATATATTTATAACAAATGAAAGCAGGAGAATTAAAAAAATTAATAAAAGAAGCAGTAAGGGAAGCAATTCAAGACGAATTGAAGGAGATATTATTGGAATCAATTAGATCACCAAAACAAATAATCCAAAACAACCAACCTTATGATACTCCACCCTTAATAAACTCCCAAACTAATAATATTAGCAATCCCCCTGGTAATATAAGGGAGTCTTATATGAAAGTATTGAACGAAACAGCAACACCTACAAATGAATCAATACAAGGATCATTTAAACCTAGTCTGAGTGGTGGTGCTGATGGTGAGTTGGGAGTTGGGGATATGGGTGAAGATCAAATAATGGCATTGTTGAATAGTTAATAAAAAATGGCTGAAATAATAAATAATAAATTCCCGTTAGATTTAGATGATAGAAAAATCATTGGGTTTGGATTTCCTTTTAATGGAGATGCTGTGTTTCAACCAACATATACTACTAAAGACCAAATTAAGGCCAACTTAATTAATTATTTATTAACTAATAAGGGTGAAAGATATTTTAACCCCAATTTTGGGGCAGACTTAAGAAATCTTTTATTCAATGTCATTGATATAGAAAATCAAAATGATTTAAGAGACCGCATACAAGAAGATATCTCTCTTTTTTTTCCTGATGTTGTTGTTAATGAGATTGGATTTAATAACCAAACAGACAGAAATACTATATATTTTACATTAAATTATTCAATTAGGAATTTTGGTGTAGAAGATGAAATTAACATTGATTTAAACTAATGGCTGAGAAAAAGAGAGATATCCGATATGTAAATAAGAATTTTAATGATTATAGAGATTCCTTAATTGAATATTCTAAAGCATATTTTCCTGATTCTTATAATGATTTTTCAGATGAATCAACAGGGATGTTATTTATGGAAATGGCATCTTATGTAGGTGATGTCCTTTCATTTTATCTTGATAACCAAATCCAAGAAACATATTTAACTAATGCCAGACAAACAGAAAATCTCTACAATATGGCTTATATGTTGGGGTATAAACCTAAAGTAACAACAGCATCCACAGTTGAGTTAGATGTTTACCAACAACTCCCTTCAATATTAATAGGAGGAGAACATGTTCCTGATTATTCTTATGCTTTAAAAATACAAGCAAATTCCCAAGTGAATTCAAGTATTGATACTTCCAATAAATTCTTAATAGGAGATGCTATAGATTTTTCATATAGTAGTTCAAATGACCCTACCGAAGTAACTGTATATGCATTGCAAGGAACACAACCACAATATTTTTTATTAAAAAAAACAAGAAAAGCAATTTCTTCAACAATTAATTCAACAACATTTACATTTTCAAGTCCACAGAAATTTGATACTAGAACTATAACAGATCCAAACATAATAGGTATATTAGATGTAATTGATGGGGAAGGGAATGTTTGGTATGAAGTACCCAACCTAGCCCAAGAAACGATTTATGATTCTATATCTAACACCACCCAAAATGACCCCAACTTATCAGGGGATGGTAGTGTATCTGATCTTCTAAGATTAAAACAAGTCCAAAGAAGATTTGCATCACGTTTTTTAAATGAGTCGAAATTACAATTACAATTTGGAGCTGGAGGAACTAATTTAAATGATGAAGAAATAATCCCAAACCCAGACAATGTTGGTTTAGGTTTACCCTTTGATAAGGATAAAATGACTACAGCATTTTCTCCACTAAATTTTGTATTCACTAATACTTATGGATTAGCCCCTTACAACACAACCCTCACAGTTAGGTATTTAACTGGTGGAGGTGTATCTTCTAATACAGCAGCAAACACAATAAATAGCATTAATGGAGGTATCACATTTGCAAATTCAACTGTTTCAAACTCCACATTAGCAAACTCAATATATGCATCAGTAGCCTTAAATAACATTAAAGCAGCAAGTGGAGGTAAAAGTGGAGATACTACAGAAGAAATAAGACAGAATACAGTAGGGAATTTCCAAAACCAATTAAGAACAGTTACTCCCCAAGATTTTGTTATAAGATCTTTAAGTATGCCTTCTAATTTAGGGAGTATATCAAAAGCATATGTAACACCTTCAAAAGTAGGAGAATATAATTTAGGAGAACTACCATCTGTTTTAGATCTATATGTATTGTCTTATGATTCTTCAAAGAATCTAACTCAAGCAGGTACTACTTTAAAACATAATTTAAAAACATACCTATATGAATATAGAATGATTAATGATAAAATTAACATTAAAGATGCTTTTATTATTAATATAGGAATTGAATTTGATATAACAGTACTCCCCAACTACAACAGTAATGAAGTACTAACAAGATGCATAACAGAACTAATATCATCATTTCAAATAGATAAGTGGCAAATTAACCAACCCATAATTTTAAGAAGTTTATATGTATTATTAGATCAAGTAGAAGGAGTTCAAACTGTTAAGGATATTAAAATCACAAACAAAACTGGAGCTAATCTAGGATACAGTGAATATGCTTATGATATAGAAGGAGCTACCATAAATAATGTTGTTTACCCTAGTATTGATCCTATGATATTTGAATTAAAATTACCCAATACAGACATCAAAGGCCGCATAACTGGTCTCTAATAATTAATTATGGCTACTTATAAAATATTCCCCTCTAAAGACAATACAATATATTCTGAATTCCCTATTATGAATGCAGGTTTGGACTCAATATTGGAATGTTCAACTTACATTAAAGATGATTCAGGTCAAGTTAGTAGAACATTAATACAATTTTCCCAAGATGAAATAGCTAATCTAATGAGTGGTAGTATATCTACCTCGAGTTTTTCTGTTTATTTTAAAGAATTTATTGCCCATGCTGATGGATTAAATCTAGAAAATACCATAGAAATATATCCCATATCACAAAGTTGGGGAATGGGTACTGGTCATTATGGAGATTTACTCCAAGTAACTAATGGTAGTAGTTGGGAATTTAGAACATCATCAGGTTCAGATGCTTGGTCCACTTCAAGTTTTGGAGCATATGCTACTGCATCATTCCACCCATCCCACTCAGGAGGTGGAGTTTATTATACAGGATCTTCTTTAGGATTGAATGTAGTTCATACTAAATCATTTACATATTCAGACGATTTAGATATTGGTGTGGATGTAACTAATACTATTAACACTTGGAATAGTGGAGGATTACCTAATAATGGTTTTATTATAAAGCAAAAAAACACAGATGAATTCCAAAATAACCTCCAATATTCAACTACACTCAAGTATTTCTCAATAGATACTCATACCATATACCCACCCCATTTAGAATTTAGATGGGATGACTATTCATATAATACGGGTTCATCAACAAACACAATACTAAATTCATCAAACTCATTTATATCTGTTACAGACAATGATGGTTTATACTACACAGGTAGTATCCAGAAATTCAGAATTAACTCTACCCCCAAATACCCACTAAGGTCATTTTCCACAAGTTCATTATATACTACCAATTATTACTTACCAGAAGGAACATCTTTATATGCTATAAAGGATCTAGATACTAATATGTTTGTGGTAGATTTTGATGAAACATATACTAGAATAAGCTCAGATGAAACAAGTAGTTTTTTTACTGTTTATATGAATGGTTTAGAACCAATGAGACAATATATTATCGTAATAAAGACTATATTGGATGGAACTACTAAAATTTTTGAAGATGGGATTACATTTAAAGTAATAAATTAATGAAAGCACCACTACAAAGACAAGTATTTAATAGAAAAGAATTTGATAACACAGTTAATACTAAATATACACAATTAGTAAATGAATTAGACTTATCATTTTTTGATATTAATTTAGCTACTATAGATGATTTCTTTACATTATATAGTAATTTATTTTTTGAAATTCCTCAAAATGGGGAAATAAATTCACATGAATATATTGCGAAAAAAAGTGGGGAATATGCTAATTTCTTAGAATTAGATGGGCAAATAAGTGCTCTTTTAGATGAAATAACTTCCTTAAGGGAAGAAAATTTGGAATTACGAAGAGAAAATATTAACATCCTATTACCAACATCAACTAATAAAAAACCCTTAATAAAAGGAATAATACAACAAACTCCAAAAATCCAACTTTTAACTGCTGTAAATAGTAAAACCACCCCCAAATCAAAACAATAATGGATATATCTTCATCTATAAACAATATATCACCATCAACAATTACTGATAGTGGGTTTGAACTTATTGACCAAAATATAATCCCCAACCAAATATTTGAAGGTAGTTTCACCCCTGAAATAGATAAAATTGAATTATTCATTTATGATTTTAATAAAAACATAATACACTCAAATTACCAATTTAAAGATTATTCTATAAGTGATGATAAGCTTATTACAGAAGAAAATACCGTAACACAACTACAATTAAACCCAAAAGAAGATCTACTTAATGAGGGTTTAAACCAAGGTAATTATTACTCAATATATAATTTTATACACAATGAGTTATCATCTTCCCAAGAAGAAAAATATTTCATATCTGAAATTTCATCCGATAGGACAGAAATAAAGATAGGATCAAACTTCATAAGCAACGAGAACATAGAATCATCATATAATAAACTTAAATCAAAACTAAATAACCCAGAATATTTTGATGAATTTTATATATCGTTTGATGGGAATGTATCTTTTATAGGAGTTAATATTTTATTAGAAAAGGAAGATAATAAGAATGTAATTCTGATAAAATTATACCAATCTCTACCTCCACAAATAAAATTAAAAGATGAAATATACATAACTACTAGAGTTGCTGAAACTATAGCATATGAAATTAAATACTTCCCGAATAATTCATTTATTACTAAGAAGAAATTTATTCAAGGACCTAACATTAATATTAAGTTAAATGATGAAATTAATAATTCAACAGATTATAAATCATACCAAGAATTAACAACTTCATTATTAACAGGTTCTAATGACCAATTATCAAATATATTAAATAGAAAAGGAGTAACCATAACTCCAAATTATTCTAAAGATACTTTTGATGAATTCATCCATTTTTCATCTGCAAAGGACAGAATAAATAATTTCATCCAAAAAATATCCCTGATAGAAAGTTATGAAAATAACATAACATCTATAAATTCAGTAACAGGCTCTACTTCTTCATCAATACAAGTATCCCAAAGTGCTAACATACTAGAAAATAAAATAAAAGACATCAAATCTCACTTTGATGGGTATGAATATTTCTTATACTATGAATCAGGTTCTTCATCATACCCTAAATCAAACACCACACCACCATTTACCTTATATTCTACAGGTTCGAGTAATACTCTAACATGGTTGGGTAGTGATGATGAATTAAATGTTAACTATGGAGGTATAGTATTATCTGCATCTTTATACGATAATAATAACTCTGATAATCTTGAATATGCTATTCCAGAATTTATTAGAGATAATGCTGACAACCAGCAATATATTAACTTTACTCACATGATGGGCCAGCATTTTGACGAATTATGGCTCTACATAAAATCTATAACAGATAAATCAAATACTACAAATGAATTAGATAAGGGCATACCATTACAACTAGTAAATGAAGCTATCAAATCATTAGGCTTTGAAGGGATAAGCAACAACTACAACAACTCAGACAACTTCATAGGACTAACAGGCCTATCAGGTAATGGAGATTACCAACTTCCTTCTGGGTCAGAGATGATAACAGACTTAATATCAATAAATTCTGGTAATTTAAGTAGTTCATTTAATCCTGAGGATGAATTTTTGAGTGCATTCCCTTATGCTGTAGATGACATAAGTAAAGAGATTTACAAGAGATTATACCATAATATGTCTTATTTAGTTAAGAAAAAGGGAACTATTTCTGGGTTAAGACAGCTTATCAATATTTGGGGAGTTCCAAACACTATTTTAAGAATTAATGAATTCGGTGGGAAGAATAGAGACAACACTAATGACTATGATTCTTGGAATAAGAGATATAGTTATGCATATAACACAAACTCAACATCATCAATATTAATTCCCTGGATAACAACGGGTAAAAATTCACTAGATGGGGTTGGGGCTAATGGTATTCCAAGCACCATTTTATTTAGATTTAAAACACCAGGAATACCTTCAACTACTACGGGATTGAGAACCACCCAATCCCTTTTATCAAAAAGGATAATAAATGACCAAACTAATACATCAACTGAATTTGGTATAAACCTATACTACTCAGGTTCAACTTCCTCAGGCTCATACTCTGGTTCCATAATGGATCTCAATAATAAGTATGGATCAATACAATTTTTTATTTCTGGCTCGAGTGTAATAAATCAATCATCATCACGTATAACTCTCCCATTCTTTGATGGTGATTGGTGGTCAGTAATGCTACAAAAAAGAACATTAAGTAATGGTGATAAGAAATATGAATTAATAGCAAAAAATAATATATATGATGGGTATGATGGAAATAAAATTGGTTATCAATCCTCATCTTCTTTTACTAACTCCCCAATTGGAGATATAGCCACCAACAACCATTGGAAATCATACTCTACAGGATCTGAAACTGGTATATATTTGGGAGGATTTATATCAGGTTCTAAACTGGGGAACTTACAGATATCATCAACAGGAAGTTTATTCTCTGGATCATTCCAAGAATTTAGATTATATTCAAATCCTATAGCTGAAAGTCATTTTGATGATTATGTTATGAATCCTGAATCTATAGAGGGGAACCAAACTACAGGATCAGACAGTTCATTTGATTTATTATCTTTTAGAGCTCCACTAGGGAATGAATTAGAAACAAAATTTGAAACAACTCAATACAACTTCCACAGCCAATCATTTAATAGTATTCATCCCTCTAACACAACATCAACCACATTATTAAATACTGCTTCATTTGTAGATTATCAAGACTTAAACTATTCATCAAGTGATTATAAAGTAATTTATTATTCTAGTTCATTTACTGGGGCATATAGTGAACCTATAGTACAAACTATATATAGGGATCAATTAGCAGCGGGAGTTAGGAATTTCAATAACAATAAAATTGAAATTGTTGAAAGTTCTTCTTATGGAAATATATTATCTTTAAATACATCTATTGAACAACAATACCAAAAAGATGAAGATTATAATGAAAATTTAAATACTTTAGAAGTTGCATTCTCCCCACAAAATGAAATAAATGATGATATTACTCAAACATATGGGTTTGGAGTTCTCCAAGATATATTAGGAGATCCAAGATCAATATTATCTTCTGAAGATTATTATCCCGAATTAAGAAAATTATCAACAGATTATTTCAAAAAATTTAAAAAATCTAACGTAACAGATTATATTAAATTAATAAAATATTTTGATAATTCATTATTTAAAGCAATTAAGAACTATGTCCCTGCAAGAACAAGTTTATCAACAGGAATAGTAATTAAACAACATTTACTAGAAAGGAATAAATATAGGGCCCCAAATATATCAGTTGAATATAGTTCATCCCAAACATATCTTACAGCAAGTTTCGAAACAGATTTTATGTCTGGGAGTAGTGGAGGATCAACAGATCAATTCAATTATTACTTATCATCATCTACATTCTCATCTACTGGATCAATAGGAATACATAATGGTATAGATGATGTATTAGCGTTGGGGACTAACATCACATTCTCTCTATTCAATTCATTCCAAACTTCATCACAAGCATATGCTGGTACTTATAGTGCCCAAGGCCAAACTCAACCAGGATTTAACCAAGCAACAGCCCAATTCTCCCATTCAATTACGGTAAATGTCCCTGACATCGTAGACGTTAGGATGCATATTTATCTAGAAAGCGCATTGAATAGTGGATCATTATTTGAATTATATGCCAGAACATCAGATTTTCCTATTTCACAAGTCAATTTAGTAAATTACTTTAATACTAGTTCTATACAATCTTGGCAAACATTAAATATCCCTATCTCAGACTTTGGATTATCTGGACCTACATTAGATGCTTGGTGGATTTATTTAGCAGATACAAATAATGCTATTTGGTATTTAGATAATTTTGAATATTCCATTAATAATGATGATGTAACTACTTACTATGATTCTAATTACAATGTATTAACGGGGGATAACTTATTGAATTGGAAATTTAATAAGATAGAAAACACACAGTCATGGGATAATACGTTTGATACTGAAGGGGGATTACAGACTATAATAGAAAACACTCAAAAAGAACTATATGATGGTGAATATAGTGGGAGTATATTAACTGTAACTACTACCAGCTTAAACCCTGACAACCCAATAAAGAAATACAACTATGATAACTTCACAGGCTCTACAATACATTATGATTCTTGGAACCCTAAATTAAATAATGTTGAAGATGTAAGAACTAATAAATTTAAACAAGATGTAGATTATTCTTATGATTTAAAAACTCCAATAAATTTAGATAACATAAAATCGGGTAGCGCTCTATTAGCTACAGTCCCAGAAAGTAATTATACTACAGCAAGGATTATTAATCCTAGATATAGAGGGACAAAGGTATCAAGTTTAACATACAATACATTTACTCCATCAGGAAGTATATCACCTGACATAACATTAAGGTCGGGAATATTAACAACATATAACCCATCCCCAATATTCTTAAATGGAGATACGGGATCTTATGGAGGTGATATATCATATGGTAAAAACTCAGTAATAGACACTAGACCTACATATTTTGCACATTTTAAATCATCCCATAATAATTATAATCTTTGGGGTACTTACACATATACACTAGACCAGCTAATCCTCATACCAGATGAAGATATTAGAGAAGTACAAGGATATCAACCAATAACTATTCAATTAAATAATGATACCAGAAATACTGTTGATGTTTCAAGTACATTTGGTAATGGTAGAAAGACAACAGCAGTATATAATTCATTGGTAAAAGATGGTATAGATTATACTAAACTAAAGGTAGGTTCATTTAACATATTCCAGGGAGCATTAGATTTTACAACCCTAAATACAAACCAGAAATTAGAGATGGAATTAGCCCCCTCATGGTCATATAATAGATTTGGTCAATTATATAGTGGTTCAAACACTAATTCCCAATCACTAAAGCCTGTGGTTCAACTCCACACTTCTAGCAAATCAAACGAATTATATTTAAGTGGCAGTCAATTAGGCCCCAATGATTATATTTCATTTTTTAACTCCCAAAGTCAAGGTAAGAGTTTTGGGGTTGGGTTATGTTCATTAGTTGGTCCTCAACTCCAAGTAATGAATAATTATAATAACTACTTATATAACAGAATCACCAGTTCTGATGTGTCTAGTGATACTGGGACTCGTTGGACTATGTGGGTGGATCCTTCCTTAAATCCTAAAGACATAAATAATTATTTTATATTAAATCCAAACTACCAACAAACACCAGGATATGAAACTCCAAACCAACCATTCATGGTATTACCAGGAGATGAAATTAGAGTTTCTTATCTATATACAGGCTCAAATGCAAACGACGCAAAAAGAACAGTAGAACAAGATTTTGTAGTAACAGGATATGCTCAAGGAGCAAAAACTGGAGCAGACATTTATCCTCATTCTCCTGGTAGTGTGAATAATAATTATGTCCTTCAACAAAATGGTGTAGGATCTGCAACAGGTGTGATAGGATTTAAAACAAAGGCATATGATACTCTAGTAGTTGAACCAGATCCTAAAACAATAGAATTCCCTATACCTAAAGGAGAAATTTTTTACTTTACAATTAGAAGAAGAACAGAATCTTCAAATAAAGTAATAGTATACTCTAATGCCCCATCAGGTACATTAGGACAATCCACAAAATCAGGAGAAGGTTTTCTGATACCAGATGATTGTACTGAAATCCAAAAAGATAATATTAAAAATATAATAACTCAACTAAGAGGTAAAAATTCTTTTAGAGATGATAATTCTACAGCCTAATATAAGTTGGATTAAAAAAATAAAATTGATATATTTATAATCAAATTAATAACTAAAAACAAAATATTTTGGGCTTTCTTTCAAATCAAATCGTAACTATTGACGCTATTTTAACAAAAAAAGGTAGAGAACTCTTAGCCAGAGGAGATGGCTCATTCAAAATTACTCAATTTGCTTTAAGTGATGATGAGATTGATTACACTTTATACAACCCTACCCACCCCTCAGGATCATCATATTATGGAGAAGGAATTACAAATATGCCTTTATTAGAAGCATTCCCTGATGAAACTCAATCAGTAAAATACAAATTGGTAACTTTACCTAGAGGTACTTCAAAGATGCCAATTTTGGATATTGGGTATCAATCAATAACAATGAAACAGGGCACTACATTAGCTTTAACTCCCCAAACATTAAATTATCTTGGAGCAAATACATCTAATGAATCTTCTGGATACACTGCAACAATTTCTGATGTTAGATTATTTAATAAATTTACTGGATTAGGGATTAATAATGAACAATCAACAAAATTAAATACAAACCAAACGATAGGCACCAACGTATCTAAAACAGTAATAGGAACTACTATTAATTTAACTGCAACTACAGTTAATACTTTATTTAATACGAACACAACAATCAAAGCGCAACTGATAATAACAGGCCGAGACAGTGGTGCAAGGTTAGTAATCCCAGTAACAATCACCCAAACAGCAACAGTATAATATGAAAAGATTTGACCAAGAAGATATAGTAATTAGCGCAGATTCAATCACATCCACAGTTTGGAGTGATAATACCCCTACTCTAACAAAATTCTTTACCTCATCAGCACAAGAAACAGCCAACACAGGAGATTATTACTTGAATACCTACCAAACTTCTTCAGACTTATCTAACTCAGCAATCCAGTTTGGTATGGCTTATGGTCATAAAGGGGGGAGTGGGAGTTTGAATTACAATGTATTAGTATCTGGTTCTTCACCAACAAGAACTATTTATGGACAACATAGGACTTTAGTATTAGGAGATGAAAGTGCAAATTTCATATATGGGTCTCATACAGGGTCTGATTTTTTCACTGTTTCTGTAGAAAGAGCAAGATATAAAGAAAAATTACTACCTGGAACAATGACATTTCATATATCAACATCAGCGGGTGAAGTAGTATTGACTGATGATAGCTTAAATGGAGCTCCTGTAACATATAATGATGCTGGTAGAGTATACCAAATAGTATCAGGATCATCAGGAGCTATATATACAGGAAACAACTCAAACGGATATGCTAATACAACTGCATCATATGGTTTATTTCTTCCAGACATAGGAACAATACTCCTAAACCCAGATGCATTATCTGGTTCTGAAGCTAATGGAGGTATTGGGTTAGGAGTATTAAGGAACTCAAACACAGATGATAAAAACCCTGCAAAATTATTTAATGCAATTAGTGGAGGTGCTTCATTTTTATTAAATAGTGAAGAAACACTTTCATCCATGTTCGCATTTGTAAGAGCAAGAAACTCAGAATTTAACTATACTCAAAACCCATCATTCATATCGGGAAGTACAGGAGCTATATTATATGATTCATTTATTAACAGTCCCCAAACATATATAGCATCAGTTGGGTTATATAATGATAGTAATGAATTATTAGCAGTAGCAAAATTATCTAGACCATTAGTGAAAGACTTTACTAAGGAATTGCTTTTGAGAGCAAAGTTGGACTTTTAGGTTTTATAACTAGTGCTGTTAGTCTATTTATGTAATAAAAATAAATGAGTGCATTTAAACAATTTACTACTAAAGATATAATAATAACTCCATTCAACACCAACAAATCATTCTCATTTGAGGGAAGTGAAATAACTGGTTCTGATGTAGGTATTGAATATTACTTAGGAAGTAAACCAATAAATAACTTATTTATTTCATCTTCATCATCACCTACAGGATATGTTAACATCCAAAATACTACTGGAGTTTATCACTCAATGAAACAGTTATATTATTCTAACTACTTATCTTCTAGCACAGGAGATTTAGTTAATTCACAAAGTTTGGTATTAGGAGCAAATGAAGAAGGTAACAGATTTGTAGGTAGGATTAATTCCCCAATATATGAAAATTATCTACAAACAACCTTATCTCAATCAAGATACTTCCCCACAAATTCATTAGATGAGATATCTGTAATTTCTATCCCAGTAAAATTATATGGTAATAATATTTTACCCACATCATTTGTCTTTACTACAAGGACTGAAAATGGCCAAGAACATAGCATCACAGATGATGGAGAAGGAAATCTAATAAGCGCTTCAATATCAGTAGGTCAAATATTTTATTCACATGGTATAGCAATACTTACTTCAGGATCATTAGGTAATGCATTCTCACAATCACTTAGTCGATTAACAGCATCTAATATAGCATTTCAATCCTCATACAATATATTTGAGAATCAATATAAATGTACTATTAGTGAAAACGAATTTGGTTGCTCTTTAAACCCAACATTATTGTCAGGGAGTTTAGATGATCAATATCATGATTTTGCAACAGGTTCTATATTTACTCCATATCTAACTACTATTGGGTTATATAGTGATAGTCAAGAATTACTAGCAGTAGCAAAATTATCTCAACCAATCCAATTAAGTAATAATACTGACATGACATTTATTATTGGTTGGGATCAACTTTAGAACTATGTGGATTTATCAAGGTAAAGAAATAACAACATTAGAGGATTTTAAAGATCAAACCCCATTTGGTTTTGTGTATAAAGTAACTAATATAGAAACAGATAAATTCTACATTGGTAAAAAACAAATAATGTCCTACACTAATAAAAAATTAGGAAAAAAGGAATTAGCAGCATTACCAATAACTAGAGGAAGAACAGCATCAAAAAAGATAGTTATTAAAGAATCTAATTGGAAATCTTATTGGGGTAGTCATAAAGGTTTAACAGAAGAAATTAAAGAATTAGGTAAAGATAAATTCAAACGAGAAATTTTATTATTAGTTTATACTAAGAAGGAATTAACTTATTTTGAATTAGCATACCAAATCAAATATGATGTTTTGAGAGTTAATAGCTATAACGATTCTATATTAGGTCGTTATTTTTATAAAGATTTTACTGTTCCTGAATAATATATTTATAAACATGCCTATAACAGGAACACCCAACTGCATTGAAGGTAGAGATAAGGTAGTATTTACATGGGATGGAGCTGATATTTGTTGGGGTGCTAATCCTTATTGTTGGGATGAAGTTTATTTTTTAGTTCATTTAGGTAGAAGAGCTAATTTAACTGGAGCTGACCAATTTGATTGTGTTGCTTATGGTTTTTCAAGAGAAAAGGAATAAAGTATATTGTTTTATTAGATAAATTTTATTATATTACATAAATATGATTGATGAGTTATTAGTTAATTTAACAAACACGGTTTTAGGGCAATCAAAGTCAAGATCAAAAGGCAATAAAGCCTATATATGCCCCTTCCATACTCAAGAAATAGTTTCTGAAAAATTAGAAATTAATTTTGATAAATCTTCCCCTCATTATGGTTGGTGGAGTTGTTGGTCATGTCCTAAAGAAAATAAATCATCTGGGAAATCAATAAAGAGTTTATTTAGGAAAATGAATGTAAACTCTCATTACATGGATGAATTAAATGTAATTATTCCCTCTGGTAAAAATTCATCTTATACTAAAGACATTACAGAAGATAAGATTCCAAAATTACCTGAAGACTTTAAAAAAATAGATTACAATTCAAAAGACTTAACAGCTAGAAGAGTATCTCACTACTTGAGGAAAAGAAATATCACACAAGATGATATAGATAAATACAATATAGGTTACTGTGAATATGGTAAATATAAAAACCGCATAATAATCCCATCATATGATTCAGATAATAAATTAAATTTTTTCACAGGAAGATCATTCACTGAAGATATAAAATATATAAATTCAGATACATCAAAAGATGTGATAATATTCGACCAATTAATAAATTGGAATTCTCCTATAGTTTTATGTGAGGGAGTATTTGATGCTATGACTATAAAGAGAAATGCAATCCCTATAATGGGTAAAAATATTCAAGATAGTCTTCTAAAGAAAATAATTTCACAACCCACAAGAAAGATTTATATAGCATTAGATTCTGATGCTATGGATTATGCTATAGACTATAGTTTAAAATTTATAAATGAAGGAAAAAAAGTGTTCTTAATTGAACTAAATGAAAAAGACCCATCACAACTTGGGTTTAAAAACTTTACTAATTTAATCCAAAATGCTACTCCACTTACAGAAAGAAAAATTATGGAGTTAAAATTGGAAGTAATATAGAATAATATGAAAAAGAAATTATTAAATAGATCGTATAAAAGAAAACTAATAATATCAAAAGACTACGCTCAAATTACGTTGCCTGATTCACGTTACTACAGAAGAAATGGAGAATATTACCCATCTATTACTTATGTTCTTAGTTCATTCCCTAAAGGTAAATATTTTGAAACATGGCTAAAAGATCATGGTCATACATCAAATTATATAGCAAATAAAGCAGCTAACTCGGGAACAGTAACACACCAATTAATCGAAGATTGGTTAAATGGTGAGGAATTAAACTTCTTAGACCAATGGAATAATCCTAATTATGAAGTCAAAGAATGGCAAATGTTTCTTAACTTTGTTAACTTTTGGGAACTTTACAACCCAACATTAATTGAAGCTGAAGTACATTTATTTTCAGATAAACTTAAAGTAGCAGGTACTTGTGATTTAGTATGTGAGATCGAAATTAATGGGAAAGTAGAACGTTGGATTATTGACTTCAAAACATCAAACCACTTAAATGATTCATATGATATCCAGGGAGCAGTTTATGCTGAATGTTATGAAGAATGCTTCGGTAAGAAAATAGATAAAGTTGCTGTATTATGGGTCAAATCAAAATCAAGAGGTGAAGATAAAAATGGTAAAAGGATTAAAGGTAAAGGATGGGAATTAGTAGAATCAGTTCGAACTCGTGAAGAGAATATGGAATTATTCAGATGTACTAAAACATTATTTGAAATCACAAATCCGAAACATAAACCATATGAATCTATGTTTCCTACGCAGTCTAAACGGTTGAAATAACATTATAACCAATTCCACACCATACTGCGTGACTTACTTGGTTAATGCGCTGTTTATTCGTATATTTACGCATAAGAAAAGGTTATGAGCATACTAAGAAAATATCATATATAATTTCGGGCGGTGGTAAACGATTGAAGCCGTTGGAGGTGCTGAATGAAAGTTGTACGCCAACAATAATAGTAGAACGCATACCGCCTGAATTATATATGATATTTCCAAGAAACAAATTAATGACTACAAATGAAGTACAATTAATTGATATTAGTAATAATAGAACTAGGATAGTAAATATTAAAAAAGAGCGTGTTTTAGAGATGTTAAGTGGTAAAGATTGGAAATAATC